GCATAGGGCAATGGATCATCCTTCAAACTCATCACAAAAACAGGCATGTAGCGTTCACCACGAGAGTAAACATCGCGAATCAATCTAACTTCCTCCATAATCTCTTCTGCATATTCCATGGGATCAGGATGATCCTCAGTGGCAGTAATAGGAGTAAGAAAGTTGCGCTTGGACTTTCGATAAGGATAGCCCATGCTGGTATTGCGATTGATTTTGTCCAAAAACTTCACACCAGCCATTCCATTCAAAGCTGTGCAGTCATCCAAAACAATCAACTCACTCTTCGACTTTGCACTCAATCGCGATGTGATATCATCAGAAAAACTAGCAACACACTCACGAAGAAGTGTCGCATCTACAGCATACGATTGCGTTACAGTAGGTTCAATGTTGTTGTGCCAAACTTCAGGTCCCTTCATGACTGGGGGACCACAACGTTGAACAAATCCTTCTTCCTTAGCAGCTTCACAAATAAATGTATCAGCTACACGGGACTTGGGGGCACATCGAAATGCACCCTTTGCAGAACTTCCGTAAACACGGGCTTGTCCTTCATTTTCCCAAAGAAGCACAGACTTGTGATTCAAAGGACCAAGCTTCTCAGATGCAAAACTGGGTACACCACATTGAATTTGGTTGCCAAAGTGACTAATGGCAAACTCAACATCTTCTTGCAAAATCTCAGGTGCTCCAACAGTATTACCACACAAAGTGCGGTGCATTCCAAGAACTACAGGACCAGCGGGTGTAAATCCAATCAATGGAGATCCACAATCACCCATAACGGTAAACCGGCTCCCCTCCTTTCCAGGAGTAACCTCGGCAAACCATCCAGGTAAACACAAACTGGTAGGCTCTGGCATCTCAAATCGAATACATTGCACTGCATTAGTGGTAGCAAACTCATGCCACTGACAGTGTATGTAGGCTCCATTGCAAACCAACTGATCGAATCGCTGCTTCAAGAACAAATCACGAAGATTTGCACGAGGTGGCGTAACTCGACATTGGAAAAACGCAATATCCTTCGATGGGACACGTAGAATAGCAGACTGCTGCAACTGGAAAACAAAGTTGGCATTAATGTTACCAGATTCAGGCATACAAGAAAAATGCACTTGCATCTGTTCAATTCCCTCAGGAAGAGAATGATTATTAGTCATATACAGATGTCCATGCACACAGACAGCAGTAGCAGGCAAATGCTTCAATTCACCATCGCGAATAAATTCACTGCGAATAGAAACAACATTCTGCTTCAACTGAGACAAAATCTTTTCTCGAGAAAGAGTTTTCCAACCACGCGATTTCGATGGCACATAGAAATCAG